CTCGGTATCACCTCTGTTTGAGAGTGGCCGAATATGGGCGCCCAAAGAAATGGAGTTTGCTCAAGAGGTTATAGAGGAATGCGCAGCATTTCCCTTCGGTGATCACGATGACCTTGTAGACTCTATGACTCAAGCGGTAATGAGATTTAGGCAAGGAGGATTCTTACCACATCCTGAGGATTATAAAGATGAACCTATGCCACAAAAACAAAGGACGTATTATTAATGGCTGTAGAAGAACGTTACGAAGATATTATTGATGCCTACGAGAGCGGTGTAGGAGTTTTGGAGGGAGAATCCTTGACTGATTACATTAAAAGAAATAGGATACAAATAATGGACCCATTTAAAAATATGGGCGGAGAGGAATCAAAAATGGAAGGTATCGAAACAGTAAAAGAAGACGTTCAAATGGCAGGTGGATCAGGTGTTGATCCGACTATTAGAATTGAAGAAGTCGTAAAAGAATTCATTAGAAAATACAAAAGAAAACCAAACAGTCTAGAAGAACTAAAAAGCTTTTATAGAAACGAAATGGGCACAGCTAAAAGAGCTGGCGATGTCGATATGAGATTGGCTGAGTATAATCCAGGTGACTACGATCCATTTATGGTTGAGCAATACGAACAGTACAAGTACGATATGAATGAGCAAAAACCAGGATTCCCAATTATGTCAATTGACGAATTTATCAGAATGGAAAAAGGCTCAGCTAGTTTAGCTGGTGGAGGATTAGCAGGCATACTAGGAGTTTAACGTGAAGATACATCAGTACAATCAGATGATGTCTTTTCTGACTCGTCCCAAATACAGTGTCGGTGGTAGAGTTTACAAAAACACAGGTGGAAGAATTGGTTACGAGAAAGGATTATTAGTTTCAGATCTAACACCACAAGAATTAACAAACGCTCAATCTGCTGCTCGTAAACAAGGAATCACTGGTAAAAAAGGTAGTCAAGAATTTGCAGACTTTGTTGGCGGCGACACTTATAAAAGACAAAAAACAATTATCAAAGAAACTGCAGAAGAATTTGGATATACGTATGATGAATACATAAAGCTATCTGAATCAGAAAAAAATAAATTATATAATCAGAAATATACAAAAGCTAGTAAAGTTAAAGCCGGAAACATTACAGGGGATAATGTAGAAGAAATAATTGCTCAGTTACAAAAAGGTGGAAAGTTTTCTTCAAAACAAAAAGAAAAGAAAATGTTATATGACACCTATTCTAGATTATTTAGAGAAGAGTTTGATAAATTAAAAAGTTTTAATGAACCGTTTTCAAGATCAGATCTTACTCGATCAGTTATAAGAAGAATTGAAGAATTATATACTACACCTGATGGATATTTTAATGAAGATTTTTTACCAAGTCGTCAAATAGATAATAAATCTTACTATGACTTTATTAAACCGGGAGCTAAAGCAGATAAGAAAAAAGCTATCTTTAGTGCTGACGAATTAAAATTATTTTCTCAAGAAGGTGTTGCTTTAAAAAAAACAAAGACTCAAGAAAAAATATTTGATTTATTAGCTGATGGTACCAATGAACTAGACGACATTGCAGTTAAACTAAATTTAAATAGAACTAGAACAAAACACGAGCTTTCAAAACTGTTAACTAATATGTTTAGTAGAAAAGATTCTCCTGTTTTTTTAAACGAAACTCGTAGAGCCAAGTTTGGTGATGTTATTGAGTCGTTAAACAAATCTAATACTTTAGATGGTTTTTATCAACGTAACATTAAAACAGTTATTGCAGAAACTTTTCCTAATGACCTTGAAAAAAGATCGGCTGCTTATAAAAAAGTTAAAGAGTTTGATAATGTTATAAAAAATTTACAAAATGATTTTCCAGGTTTAAAAATTAATTATGATCACCCTGCATCTTATAGAGCTTTAAAAAATCAAAACTTAAAAGGGTTTTTAAATATTACTCCTATTATGAAAGATATTAATACTTTTAAATCTCAATTTGATTTAAGATCTCAATTAAACTTGGGAGCTATGGAAGATGCTTTAGCTGCAGGTAATATGGACGAGTATAAAAAATTATTAAAAAACCAAAGAGGTATTGAAAAACTGTGGAGTAATTTGACTGGTGGTAAGTCTACATTAGGAAAAGTTAGATTAGGTAAAGCAACTAATTTAGGAACTACTGAATTATTAGATGAAAGCAAAAATTTAATAGAAGAGTTTAAGGGAAACATAGGTATTAGAGAAAACATAGCAAAAAATTTAACTCCAGATACAATAGAACAATTTAGAACATTGTTTCCTGTTCAACGTGGAGAAACAGCATTAATTAAAAGCGCACAAAATTTAACTTCACCAGAATTACTAGAGCAAGATAAACAACTAAAAACATTTTTAGAAAAAGGTTCTGAAAAAATTAATCCAAGTATGTGGAGTAAATTTACAAGTTCTACTCCAGTTAAAATTGGAAAAGGAGTTGTTAAAGCTGGTGCAAGAACATTAGGAGCAGCGATGCCAGTTATTGGACCAGGTTTAGTTGCGTGGGGATTGACTGATGTTAATAAAGCTTATGCTGCAGGGTTAACTGATCCAGATGATTTAGCTGTTGCTTACAACTTTGGACCTGAGCTTGCACAATCTTGGTCTACTTATAAGAAACAAGAAATGGAACCTACATTAGCAGGTAAAAAAGATACACCTGTAATTGATGATTATATGGGAGAAACAGAATTACAAGAACCTAAAACATATGGAAAATACAATGATCAAATCAAAAACATCAAATTACCCTAAAACCTGGCTCCTGCCGCCTAAAGCCGGACCCACGCCTCAGGGGTTGAAAGTTAATTATAATACTGTTAAAACAACTAAATTGGAGAAACAAAATGGCAGACAACACAGACAAGGCTCTACCAAACGAGCCTAGAAAAACTATTACCCTACCGGGAGAAGAAGAAATAAAAGAAACGATTGTTGAAGCAGAAGAGATAGCTAAAGAAACTCCTGACGGTGTAGAAACAGTTGAAAACGAAGATGGATCAGTTGATATAAATTTTGATCCTAATACTGTATCACCAGAAGGTGGCGATGAACACTTCGCTAACTTAGCAGAATTTTTACCAGACGAAGTATTAGCAAAGTTGTCTTCTGATCTTAATGGAAAGTATCAAGACTACTCAATGTCAAGAAAAGATTGGGAAAGAAGTTATACTCAAGGTTTAGATTTATTAGGATTTAAATATGATCAAAGATCAGAACCATTCCAAGGTGCATCAGGTGCAACTCACCCAGTTTTAGCTGAAGCAGCTACTCAATTCCAAGCACTAGCTTACAAAGAATTATTACCAGCAGATGGTCCTGTTAGAACTCAAGTAATGGGAATTCCAACTCCTGAAAAAAACGATCAGGCAGTCAGAGTAAAAAATTTTATGAATTATCAACTGATGGATCAAATGAAAGAATACGAACCAGAGTTTGACCAGATGTTATTTAACTTACCTTTAGCAGGTTCAGCATTTAAAAAAGTTTATTATGATGAACTTGAAGGACGAGCTGTATCTAAGTTTGTCCCAGCAGATGATTTAATCGTTCCGTACACAGCTACCTCATTAGATGATGCGGAAGCGATTATTCATCGTGTAAAAATGGCAGGTAATGAAATTAGAAAACAACAAGTTGCAGGATTTTATAAAGACATAGAATTAGGACATCCTGTTAACAAAGAATCTGAAGTTCAGAAAAAAGAGAGAGAACTAGAAGGAACTACAAAAACAAAAGATGAAGATATTTATACTTTATTAGAATGTCATATTAATTTAGACCTAGAAGGCTTTGAAGATGTAGACCCACAAACAGGTGAAGAGTCAGGTATTAAAATACCTTACATTGTAACTTTAGAAGAAGCTTCTAGAGAAATTTTATCTATTAGAAGAAATTACGAAATTGGAGATCCGAAGAAAAACAAAGTCCAATACTTTGTCCACTTTAAATTTCTGCCAGGACTAGGATTCTATGGCTTCGGTCTCATCCATATGATTGGTGGTTTATCAAGAACTGCAACGTCAGCTCTACGTCAATTATTGGATGCGGGTACGCTCTCCAACCTACCCGCCGGATTTAAAATGCGTGGTATTAGAATTAGAGACGACGCACAATCAATACAACCAGGTGAGTTTAGAGACGTAGACGCTCCAGGTGGTAACTTAAAAGATTCATTTATGATGTTACCATTCAAAGAGCCTTCTCAAACTTTATTACAATTAATGGGCATAGTTGTTCAAGCAGGTCAAAGATTTGCATCTATTGCTGATATGCAAGTTGGTGATGGTAATCAACAAGCTGCAGTTGGAACTACAGTCGCTTTATTAGAGCGTGGTTCTAGAACTATGTCTGCAATACATAAAAGAATTTATTCAGCTCTTAAATTAGAATTCAAATTACTAGCTAGAATATTCAAGTTATATCTACCACAGGAATATCCATATGATGTCGTTGGGGGTCAAAGAACGATTAAACAAGCAGACTTTGATGACAGAGTAGATATAATGCCAGTTGCCGACCCCAACATTTTTTCACAAACTCAGCGTATTTCCCTCGCGCAAACAGAGTTGCAGCTGGCAACCTCAAATCCGCAGATGCATAATATGTACACTGCGTACAGAAATATGTATGAAGCTTTAGGTGTAAAAAATATTGATCAACTTTTAGTTAAACCACAACCACCTGCACCGAAAGATCCTGCGATTGAACACATAGATGCAATGGCTGGCAGAATGTTTCAAGCATTTCCAGGTCAAGATCATAGAGCACACATCACTGCTCACTTAGCTTTTATGGCAACTAACATTGCTAGAAACAATCCAATGGTAATTGCAGCTTTAGAAAAAAATATTATGGAACACATTTCTCTAATGTCTCAAGAACAAATTGAATTAGAGTTTAGAAACGAGTTATTACAGATGCAACAAATGCAAATGATGGCGCAACAGAACCCTGCAATGGCTCAACAGATAGCTCCACAGTTACAAAATATGGCAAATCAGATTGAAGCAAGAAAAGCAAAACTAATTGCTGAAATGATGGAAGAATTTATGACTGAAGAGAAGAAAATTACATCACAATTTGACAATGATCCTATTGCTAAGCTAAGAGCAAGAGAATTAGACATACGAGCTATGGATAATGAGCGTAAAAAACGACAAGATCAGGAAAAAATCAACCTTGATAGAATGAAAACGATGATGAACCAAGCAAATCAAGACGAAAAACTGGAACAGAACGAAGATTTAGCTAAATTAAGAGCTGATACTTCGATTGAAAAGACAATTTTGAGTAAAACTATTCCAAGTGTTGATAAATTAATGCCAAGTGTTGAAATTGAGAAGTACGAAGGCGAGAATAAGTGATGCAAACTAGACAAAAAGTTAGATTTGCGATAACATTAAGTAAATAAGGAGAAAAAAATGAAAAAAGATACAACTTTTACTAACAAAGATGGTTACGCTAAGAGTGTTGACATTTCTATCCCTAGTCAGAACTTAGAAATTGATCCAAGATCAAAGTCTACAGCTGATGGTGCGTTCAACCAAATCGCTACTGGTGATACAGTTGAAATTAAAGGGACTAAAAGAATGTTAGCTGACAAGAAAAAAACAGCTAAGTGGTACTAGTATGTGGTTATCGGCAATTAAATT